AGAATAAAAATCGTGCATATCGCAGATAGTATGAAGGTGAAAGGATGAAGATTGAAACGGTCGGGATAAATCAGAACGTGTGCGCACCAGGCGGACACGTTGGCAGAGTTGTCGAAATCTCACAGAACGGACAAGTCCATTTGGACTTCGGGCCAAACAACTTTCATTATGTGCCGTTCTTTGTGGGTGATATAGAGCCTGTAAGCGATCCATGCGTCTCCTGCCAGAAGCTAGAAGCCACTCGGCTAAAAGCATTCCGGGAAGGCAGAGCAGCCGAAAAGAAAGCGACGGAAAACGCGATGAACGTGTTGCGGAAGGATCGCGACGACTATAAGCGATTATCGAAAGGCCGTGGCGAGTGCATCGCTGCGATGTGGGCCGACTTGGAGAAGGAAAAGCTCAAAGCATTCCAGGAAGGCGAAAAGGCAGCCGATAAGAAGATTGCCAGCATGGACGAATCTTGTGGATACTGGAAAGCAGCGTGCGAAGAAGCCAGGCGAAACGCCGCATATTGGCGCGAGGAGCTAACCAAGTTGCAAAAAGAAGCCTTGGCAGAACACGAGGATTTCATGCCATTTCACATCCGGGCAAATCGGTTCATCATGGGCAACTTCTGTCGTGATGATGAGCGAAAGCCACTATCCGAGGTCGCGAAATGCTACATACAGGTAGCTCCGGAGAAGTTGCTCACGTCACAAGATGCAAAGAGGATATGCGAGCTGCTTGAATCCGGTCCGCGTAGCTGTAGAAGCGTTGTGGAATTTTTTTGTGATCCCGCTGCGACAATGGATGGCATCATAGAGGCTCGTGATGCTGGTAAGATTGCATTGGTAGATGGGAAGTATGAAATTGTGAGGGATTGAAATGGATGAAGTGTCTAAAGCAGAACTTGAAAGCCAGATCATGAATGTCAGGGATCTGCGAAAAGCATACGACGACCTCAAAGCAGAAACAACTGCGTTGGAAGCGGGCCTTAATGAGCAATATAAGGATCTGTACGCTTCCAGAAATGCCGCGTTATCAAAGGTCGCGGAAGAAGAAGATTTCCTGCGGGAGCTGACATTGGCAGCTTATGTAGTGGACGGCAACAAGAAACCCGCGCCAGGTGTTGGTATTCGCATAGTAAAGCGATGTGAGTACGACATTGAAAAAGCCTTCCAGTATGCGAAATTGCATGGTGTCTGCTTGAAACTTGATGGGAAGGCATTTGAGGCACTCGCTATGAAATCGAAAGATACGGATATTCCCGTCACAATGTGGGATGAAGCACAAGCAACGATCGCAAAGGAGCTGGCATAAATGGCAAACGAAATATTTGACAAAGTAAAAAGCATCACCGTGGATGATGAATGGGAAACCGAGGAAGAAACTCCCGAGCAGATCATTTTCAAGGGAGCGTTTGGACATGCGGCGGTTTCTGCCGATGGGAAGGTTACGAGCAAAGTGGCCAAGTATGTGGAGATGCTGGAAGCTGCGATCAAGGGCGAGGAGTTGCCTGTAAAGCCCAAGGCGGGAAGATCTCAGGAGAATAAGGCGATCATGCCAACCCAGGCGAGAAAGCCCGTCAATGGTCAAATGGTGCCGTCCGGTGGTGTCCTGACCCCGCGTGACATCATAGATTACATCAACCCCAAGGCCACCGAACAAGAGGCTTTCCTTTTCTGCGAATTCTGTAAGCGGAAAGGCGCGGACCCGATGACTAAGCAGGTGTATCTCGTGGTCTACGTGAACGATAAAGGAGAGCGCAATGTGTCTTTCATCGCTGGAAAGGAATATTTCACAGAGAAGGCCGAAGCTCATTCACAATTCGATGGATTCCAGGCAGGGATCATTGTGAGGCCAAAAGATGGCGGAGAATTGATCCACCGAGAAGGCACATTTTACCTACCATCGGAGGAAACCCTCCTGGGGGGATGGGCAGAAGTCCACAGGAAAGATCGAAAGATACCGATCCGGGCAGAAGTTGTCATGGCAGAATATAATACCGATAAGGCTCAATGGAAGAAGATGCCAGGCACCATGGTCAGGAAGGTCGCGATTGTGCAAAGTTTACGCGAGGCGTTCCCGGCAAACCTGGGCGGAATGTACGATAGCTCTGAGATGAACCAGGCAGGCGTCGCTGATATGGACCCTGAAAAGGAGGTCACAGCATGACACCTCCATTTTCCATAGGGCAAGAGGTAAAGATCGTTGGGCCGAGCAAAGGAAATTCGTTGCTTCACATGGGTCAAACATTCGAGATATCGCAATCAAAGGACGGCTTTTATTCTAAGAGAGACATGCCGTGGTATCCAGCCAGTTCCTTGCGATTGGTGGAAAAGGTTGGACCGTGTCCACACGCCACGTTGCACTCCGATATCAGAAAGGTGCTCTGTCATGCACCAGTCGAGGAAGCCATGCTCAAGCCGCCATGCTCGCTGCTATTAGAGCACGGCAAGTGCCATCTTTTGGATGACTTGGACGAAGAGCTGAATATAGGTGATTGGGTTGAGGTGATTGGGTCATCTGTCACCGGGGGGGACGATGATATCGGAAAGCGATTCGTGATAGAAGAAATCGATGATCCGTCTTGGCCATATCATCAGAAAGGATATTCGCATCATGGGTTGATGTGGTCTATTTGGCCCGCATCGAGCCTGCGAAAGCTCGCCCCGGAAGAAATCGCCATGCACACCAGCACCATAGGATACAAGATGCAAGAACTGCAGGATGCTACTGAGAAAGGAATGGCGGCTATAAGGAAGCTGCTCGCACCAATTGTGGAAAAACATGTCGCAGATGCCCTAAAGAGGCTATCTGATATCGAGAGCCGCATGGATTCCATAGGACCATCCCACTCAGAGCTAATGGGTGATGTGGAAGCGTTGGCTGAGAAAGTGGGTGCCATCGAGAAGCGACAAGATAGGCAAACGGAAGCATCTGATATCTTATCACAACGATTGGCGGCCCAGAAGACTCGTATGGACAAGCAACAGAAAGCAATAGACTGCCTGGAAGCCTACCAGAGAGGCGAAATGTCCGAAGTCATACCCGATCGCAAGCCAAATATCAATTTTGTGATCACAGCATCATATGATCCTGATTATGTCAAGAAGGCGCTGGATAGCATGTGGGAGGCATAGGATATGAATCTTAAATTAATATGGGCGGCCATCCGCAGCCGAGTGATAGCGAATGGTATATCAATCGTTGATGGTACTCTTATGATATCAAGCAACGATGCGGTTATCAACGATTGTTATTTCAATCCAATTAGCGATGGGTATAAGGAATTTGTGAGTAAACAAATGCGTCTAATCCAGAGGTTGCCAGCGAAGAAACTTGACCGGTATATAGAAAAGAAGGTGTTCTTAAAACTTCTTGCAAGAAGGACAGTGGCAATTCGCATAGAACACGTGGACGGGGCGACATAATGACTGCCCCTATCCACCTTTGTGTCGCAAGCAAACGCGGAAGCAAGCGCCCGATGAGCAGTATCCGCGAGATCTGTATGATGGCAGCTATCCAGTGGAGCCGGTAGAATGATCGAATTGCATCGCGCACCTGGTACATGCTGTCCTGACTGTAGCTGCGACCACGGCTGGCATGGGCAGCTTATCGCCCAAGGGCTCGATGAAGCCGGTATGGAATGCGAAGAATGTGGGCAGAAATGCTGCGATTGTGAGAGGAAGAAATACGATTGCGCAGCCTGCCCGGACCTGAAATGTGAGTATTCCGCAAACCTGATATGGTTCTGCAAGCATGATCCAAGGCATGCCAATTGCAATGAGATGCTAAGGCCGGGGGGCAAAAGATGCATACGAAAATAAAAGTTTCAATGGCACCGGGCGAGGCAGACCGCGAAAGGTCTATGAGATCGGTGCTATCGCACGACATCCGATTTGAACCATTGCAAATTGATTCGTCTATTCCAGTAGATCTGCAATTTAGTTTGCCGTTGGGATGGGGTGAATATGGCGAGCCCGCCATTGTTTTTCATGAACCCGAAAAAGTGTTTAACATGGAGCTCAAACGTCCCGAGGACTTCGTACAAAGCGTATTATCGGGCCACCTAATGGACCAGACACTTTCTATCCGGGAGAGTGGTTATAATGGCTGTACGGTCATCATAGGGGACTCTGGTGAGATTGCAGAAGCCATACGGGACTCAGCACAAGGACGCGGCATAAAGAAGGCGGAAATCGGACATGTAATAGCAACCACCCATTCCAGATGCAAATCCTTTAGGAAGAGGTCGTTTTTAAACGGCGTGCCGATCTTCCATAAGGGCGATGACAGTGGCTTCTTCGACTCAGACGACCAATGGAAAGACATACTGGAGTTGGCTTTCGATTACCTTACCGATGGTGATATGCTAGGATTTCGGCAAAGGCCTGCCGAAAATGAAAGAGAGGTAGCGGCAGCATCTATGATGCACAAGGGCATAGGTTCTGACAGCATGAGAATTTTGTTGAAAGAATACACGTTGGCTTTTGTCCCTCGTTGCATATACGCGAAACCTATCGAAGAGTTGTCTGGATGGGGCCCGAAAAGATGCAAGCAAATAGAGCCTATGGTGAGGATGATATACAGATGACGGAACTTGATATTGGCAATAGCCATCAGAAAGCAATCATTGATGATTACTTAATTCTGCATTTAAAAACTGCTGAATATCATGCGCAAATACACGATCGACAGGGAAAGACGTTGTGCCGGAAGATTATGGAGATATATTTAAATCGGAAGTTAGAACGAACCGAAAGAGTAATCTACAAAAACGGAGACGTTTTCGACAATAGAATCGAAAATTTGAAAGTGGTGTCTTATTCCGATATTCTTCAAAGAAAACACAAACAGAAGACACCGACCACAAGTCAATACAAAGGCGTTCATTGGGATAAGAAAGTCGGCAAGTGGCGTGCAAAAATAACCACAAACGGGAAATGCATCTCATTGGGATTTTTCGCGAACGAAGACGAAGCAGCACGCGCGTATGATGAAGGAACCGCGAAGTATTTCGGAAAATGTGCAAGACCAAATAAGCGGAGTAACATATCATGAAGAAGTCCGAGCTAGAGGCCACAATCGAAGCCCTTATGCAGGAAAATGCAGAGCTGAAGGCAAAGATCATCATGTATCAAAGATCGGAGGTAATTGGCGATGATCGCTAAACGCATTGGTGGCATCAGCATTCGCCCGGAATCTTTGAGACGATATCGAAGGTGTGGACGGATCTATTCAGAGCAGCCTATCGACCTATCCAAGGCAAAGATAACCCGAGCCTACCAGGAGGCCAACAAATGAGCAAGATTAAGCCGCGTGGCCGCATTCCAGGCGGACCCGCGGTCTCACGCGACGCGCACACTGCCATCGTAATCATGGACTGCCTGTGGGGTTGGACGAAACACGATATCGGGAAACTGTGGGGAATCAAACCAGCGAGCGTTAGATCCATTGTGAGAAGGTGGAAATCGACATGAGCCAAAACGATATTCTAGCACTGATGTCGGATCAGCCAATCACTCGGAACGAAATTCGTGCCAGGCTATGTATCGATAGTGGTATTCTGAGTCATCGGCTAAACTCCTTGATACGGAAGGGGCTGATCGAGCGGAAGGTGCTGGAAGTGAGATATAGGCCGTTTGGCTATACGAAAGTGGCGGCAAGTGATCGGCCAGCCGATGCGAAGATGAGATGGCCTGGGTACTAGATAGCTTAACTTTTTTCTGAATAGTAAGCATATTCACTAACTGCTAATAGATATCTATAAATAGAATGAGATGCATCTATCACATGCCCAACGGTGATTGGCTCCATCGCACGGGCCTTTGGCCTTATTGGGAAACGTATACTTTATCGAGGTTTTCTTGATCGAATATGCCAAGCCAACCAAGATGTTTTCTTCGCGTCGCCGCACATGGGCAGCAGTCTATTGGACAGGAGAAGACGGAATTACAAAAAGTATCGTAGACTGGCTTTGTCCTCAGTGCAATCAAGCAATACATTCAGATCACACAAATAATAGACGTTGCCCGCGATGCAATTTGGTCGTGGGAGAAACTCCAATAATAAAAGATCCTTTACCGCGAACGGTGAGACTTGATGAATGGAAGCAGTGGTTTTTTGCAGAAGTAGACGATGAGCCAGTAGAATCCTTGCGGCGGTCTCATGTGGCAAGATGATGATAACCTAGAACATTGCGCGCCATCCTTACGCGATTTTGTCACCTGTGGCCCATGCAAGCCACACGAAGCATCTACCAACCATATGCCGATGCTGAATTTGAGAAAATTGCTGGGCTTGATATAATAAGTAGCGATAATGATTTATAGATAGACTGCATAGGCTACTTGTTATCCTGGGGACGGATAATCACCTGGTAGCACAAAGAGTTTAGTGGACTCAGGTTGCCAGACCTATAACTGGAGCCCAAACAAAGCGACGTATGGGCAACTAAAGAAGTTAGTCGCATATCATGCCCTCATACTCATTGCCGGAAATAGAGCCGTTATCCCGACCGTGGCGGGAATGAAGCCAGCATGCAAACAATGAGATAGCTACGTATGGGCATCATGCAGCGATCGAAGAACATTCGGGCACCGGGCAATAAAGGTATTTGGCCAAGACCCAAACAATAACTCGTTGCCTATCATGGTTATACTGACAGCCTCTTAGTAACCTGGACTGCCAAGTCCTGAAGTGCTAAGGGCAAGGGGGCATCCGGTCTGCCAGCATTTCATAGTCATTGAGATTCGTGAGATCTCTTTAGACCCCGCTCGGAAACGGGCGGTTTTCCTGTCATGTTGGCCGGCCTTGATAAGGCGTTCTATTAGCGTGAAGCGAACTTTCGCGGTTTAACCGCTCGGCCAACATCATAGTCATAAAATGACTGATTCCCATAAGGGATCAAAAAAAGAGCTGATTGAAATGAAACAAGATATAATGTTCAGGGAATTCCTGAGCGGATATCTGCACATGGAAGTGCGGATTGTAACGAAAGTAGGAACTGTTCATGAGGGCTTTTACCAGGGATGCAGCGATGACAACCTGCATATTGCGAAATGCTCTGAGCAGGACAAATCGAGTACGCTGATATGTCTCAAAGACATTGCCGTCATCGAGGAAACCGATATTGGCGGAAAAGACGTTCCTAAAGAATTGCAGTCATAGGCTATGATCCGGGGTGGCCACCCCGAGGGCAACACCACCAGGTGGCATGATGAGGACCATGCGCCGCGCGACGTTCATGCTCGTAAGGAACGCGGCCTGCCAATAACATTTTGTGCCCGGTAATACGCTCTGAAAGTTCCGCAAACCCATCTTTGGAAAGGCGGCTACACAAGGCTAGTAGGAGCGGGCGGGCTTTCTATACATAATGCTATCAAATTTGTCCAATTTAGATATAGTTCTGTACATAAATCGATCTACTGGTATTGATTGATATTGTCTAAATGCCACATAAGGCCTGGATATGCCTTGAAACTGTCCAGCTAACCATGACAAGAACTATCAGAGCTTATAACAAGCATCCTCTTCGATTCGGACCCGGATATCGGGGATGGATCGTGAGCAATCGCATTCCAGAACAGAATCTTTTCAAGTACATGATGGGCGATTATCATCCCTGGCAGCAATGGGGCCGGATGAGAGGCTGGAAGGATTGGAGAATACGGGGCAGAAGGCGACAGGCCTATAAACATGGCGTTAGGCAGGCTATCCAGCTAGAGCAATCTGCTATAGGGGATTGGCAGGAAATTACCCACGATCCAATGGGATACGCAGTTGATCTCTGGTATGATTATCTAGACTGGTTAGATCCACCATTCGACGAATACGATTGGTATTACTAGTTACGATTTGGCGGTGGCCTCAAGTAACCCTAAGAAACCTATCCATTCCCATGGGATCGAGTGAGACGGTCCCTAGATTTCCCTATTCTGAGTTGACCTATCCATGAAGAAAGCCAACGGCCTACCAGGACGCCCAAAGGGATCTACCGCCAACCGGCCCAAATCCCGGCCAGGCAGGCCGCGCGGATCATGCAAGATCTGCGACTATATGAAAAAACACAAGGATTGTGGCCTCAATAGGCAGCTTGTGGAGGGAGCCTCAGCTAGATCCATCGCGAAGGAATACGGATTCGGTGAGCATCTGGTGGCCAAGCACATGAAGGACCACCTGTCCAAGCGGCTGAAATCGGCGGCGAATGCCAGGGAGGCTAAGGCTGGATTGGATCTGGTGAAGTGTCAGGAAAAGGTCTGGAATGATGCACAAGAGGCAATTGATCTCTCACTTGGCAGGAAGGCACCACCAAAAAATCCGTATAATCTCGCGGTATTTGGTCAGTGCATAGCGCCGCAGGTTAAGATCATAGAAGTGCTCGCGAAGGTGGAAGAGAAGCCCGCCATCAACACAAATATAAACCTGAATTCGGAAGATCTGGATGGGAAACTCAAAGGACTCCTTGCTATCATCGATGAAGCTTCAAGCGATCGAACTAGCCGAAGCAAAGATAGCAAAGATGGCTGAGGACGATCCTGTTATATTTGCTCGCTATTATCTAGGATTCAAGCCAGACAAATGGCAATCGGATTTTCTTAGGTCGCGATCACAGAGGATTATCCTCAATTGTTCCCGGCAATCTGGCAAGTCTACCAGTACCGCGATTCTCGCCCTGTGGGAAGCTATCCACAAGGCAAAAAGCACCATAGTCTTGGACTCTCCTTCTCTAAGGCAGTCACAAGAACTCATGCTGAAGTTTTCAGAGTTCTTGGATATGGTTGATCAGAGCGTCAAGCTAGATTCCGATACAAAGTTATCTGTTAGATTTTCCAATGGTTCGCGCGTCTTGGCTCTACCAGGATCGGAGAAGACCATCCGAGGCATATCGGCTGTGACTCTTCTGGTATTGGACGAGGCGGCTGGTATACCGAGCGACCTATACGGCGCCGTCCGGCCCATGCTCGCTGTATCAAAAGGCCGGCTTGTGTTGATGTCCACTCCGAGAGGAGAGCAAGGATTCTTTTACGAGACTTGGACCAAGAGCACTGGATGGGAAAAGGTAGAAGTTCCTTGGGACAAATGCCCACGCATAGATCCGGCATTCGTTGAAGAAGAGAGAAGAGAACGCGGTTCCGCTTGGGTTGCTCAGGAATATGAATGCAAGTTCATAGCGGCGGGATCTACCAGGATACAGAGATCATGGTTAAAATATGAAGATCATGCACCAAGTAACCTGACAATATCACTTGGTGTAGACCTGGCAATATCCACAAAAGAGACTGCCGATTATACCGCCGGCGCGGTGCTTGGTAGAGACGACACCGGAAATCTGCACATCCTCGATATGCAACGGATCCGGGGATCATTCTCTGAGCAGATAAATTTCATTACGCAATTGGCCGCGAAATGGAAGCCTACTATCATAGGCATTGAAGATGTCGCATATCAGAAGGCTCTTATCCAGCAATTGGCGGCGCAAACATCTCTTAACGTCCGGGGCATTAAGCCGATAAGTGACAAGGTATCTAGATTTGCGCCGATGGAGGCCCGATATGAACTCGGACAGGTATACCATTCCCGTGATTTGTCACAAGCGTTTGAATCAGAATTGCTAAGTTTTCCAGTTGCCGATCATGATGATTTTGTAGATGCGTTAGCATATGCGTTTCATGCTATGGGAACAGTGACTGCCAAATCTGAATGGATGCCACCTGAAACCAGCATAGCTGGATGCGAAGCATATTCAGGAATATATTAATTTTGGAGTTATACATGTTTGAAAATCTAAGGCAATCATTGGCGGCTAAGATAGCTCCAGAATTGAAAATCAATGCTGCCAATATCGATCCTTCCGGCATGCCATATCCATATTCATCGGAAATCTATGACAGCCGCCTAGATGCTACTAAGTTATTGCAAGTCCTTGAGGCGGGCAGCGTTGACAGGATTTTGATGCAAATATTTATGCTCGCGTTAAATGGCAGGGATATCAAAATTATAACTCCAGAGGACCAGGAAAGCGATAAGCTATCTGACAAGTCCAACGAAGTACGCAAGCAATTGTGGCAACTAGATAAAGCATATGGCACCGAAACCTTGATGGCTCAAACCGGCCCCGATTGCATGGGGTTTGGCAGCGGTCTCGTAGAAATGGGTGTCCAAGACAAGCCAGATGGCACCTACAAATTTCCAAAACATGAAATGGGCTGGAATGCTCCTCAGTGGTTGCAATATATCGATGCATATTCGCTCGCAGAGCAGGCATCCGCGACCAGCAACACATCTGCATTTGTCCCTGGCAGAATCTTGCAGGGCATAGCCTATGACATAGAAAAGAAGCAGATGCAATACTGGCAGACCCAAGGAGAAGGCAAGAATCCCATCCAGCTACCAACTGCCAGGATACTGCATATAAGAGATAAGAAATCTAGGTATCCAGATGGCAAAAGCTACCTGGCGGGCATAGCGCCCACCGTCTTGCAATTGGAATTTGTCCGTAAGGCCTTCATGCAGAATGTAAACTACAAGGGCGTTGGCCGATGTGTAGTTAAGGTCAATGAGGTCAGGGATGCACAAGGTAAATTACTAGAGACTCCGACAGGCACAGGGAAGAGATGGGAAAAGGCTTATGCTGCTGCCGTTGATTTTGTCAAAAACTATGGCAACAATAACGTAGGCGTCTTGTGGGGCCAAGACCACGAAGTAATTTTCCCAAATCTCGGAAACGTGGGTGATGTAGTCCCCGTCGATCTGTATTTGAAAGAGGAGATCTTAAAACATCTCATACCAAGGGATTTTGTGGATGAACAGGTCAAACTATCGTCGTCTGGTTCGTCTTTACTTGAACTTCTTATGATGGTCATCCGTGGCTGGAGGCGCATAATATCCGAGCCCTTTGAGGCCCTATACACAGAAATCCTAGAAGCCAATGGATTTACTGATTGGGCTTGTGAGTTCACGTATGTCGATCCCGCAATGGAAAACAAGCTGGAGAAGCAAAAGATGATCATCCAGGCATTCTCTTCGGGGATGTTGCCACTCGGAAGAGCAATCTCCGAATGTGGCTGGCAGCCACTGACAGAAGAGGAACAGGACGAGATGAAAGAGAAAGCGGCTAATAATCCGATGGGGATCTAATCATGGGTAGACTAGAAGAGTTTTCTGAGAAAATCGGTGTGGATAGCAAAATCGTTGAACTTGTATTCATAAAATATTTCGGAGTGGGATTTGAAGAATACGAGAAACGATTTTCTCCACACAACCGATAGCTTTGGTGGGGTTTAAATGGCTGTCACAGATGCTAATATCGTTTTGGCAATTCAATCTTTTACCGCCTTTTCGGTACAAACTCAGGCGGAAGATACCGCGGGCACCAACCTAACCGCCAATATCCTCTATGATACCGCTTCCCGGACTCAGGCCGCCTATACAGTCCTAAAAGCCGCCGCCGTGGACCAATTGGCAATAGACCTTTCCAGGATAGGCAAGACTGCCACAGATGCTCAATCAGAGAAGGCCCTAGCATATCTAATCGCTGCATATTTTGAGCAGAAAGATCCAGATGTATTCGCAAAAAGTGTAAGTTTCGACGGTTATTCTGTCTCCAGGGATGGCCAATCAGGCTACCAAAAAGCCTACCAGGCCCTCCTAGAAGCGTTGCCCTTGGCCGATTCCGGCGCTATTGCAGCATTGCAGGATTCCGATGGCCTAATCCATGTGAGGGATCACGACAATTATCCTGAAGCGTGGCGGATGACTGGATTGGATAGTGCGGATATAGATCCGTTCTGAGACATTGCCTCTAATAGCAGATCGGTTGATTTTTCCTGATCCAAGCAGTAATATGTACCATCGTATTCTACGTATTTTCCGCTAAGTATCTGATAGAATTTCATGGCTTAACCTCTTCATCCCACTTGTAGCTCTTGCATCTAGGGCATGCCTTCGGGTTAGGATTCTCTGAGTCCCACTCGTAGAGACATTTTGGGCGCTTGCATTTATGTTTCATCGATTCTCCAAGATATAAATTATCAGTGTCATAAATGCTTCGTGTGGTGGTATGCTCGCTCGCTTAGTTGGATCTCCTTCGGGCAAACTCATATCGACGCGACTGAAAAGCATCAATTCACATAGATCTCTGACACCGATAACCGTTCTCATCTTCTCAATCAGAGCATGTATTCGTGGTTCTGGCATCCCGGTTTGCTCCATGAGATAATATTCTATGTCTTGCTCCAATCCGGGAGTCAATGGGACGATTGGACCATATCGATGTTTGATAGGCGCGTTTTCAAGTTTCTTCATGTATCATAATATTATGCTTATTCATATTTATAGTTATCTCCGAGGTCTTCCTGATGTCATTCCCCCATGCAAAACTTACTGATCCTGCCTACCTGGTCACTAAGGCATCACACAGCCTCTACAATGCTGCTTCGGCTGCCACACTGACACTTACCGGCGCTCTTCCAAGCGTCTCTTTTAGGTGTTCTGTGCGGCTATATACGGCAACAGGAAAGACAGATTGTGCCGGGCGGGTTACGGTTGGATCCGAGAACTTGGATTTTCTGGTAGCCGGAAAGAAGATCACAGCCACGCTATTGACGGCATTGCCAATAGTCACAACGACGAATCTTAATTGCATGGTTGAAATTCTCGCAATCGATTCAGGCGGCGCGCCGATAGTGGCCGAGACACTTACAGCTATCGACATCAAGTACAGAGATGAGACCAAATATTTCTCCTCATCCATAGGGGACTTT